GTGACAGATTTGGACGAATATCAAAAAGAGAGACAGGAAACTATATCGACACAATTGGAATTATGGGGGAATTTAGCCCGGGATATATTTGCAGAGAATATGCAAAAAGTCCAAGTTATTACAGATAAAAACGAGATAATTAAAATTTTAGAAAAGATCGCGAAGAGTAAAGCATTAAACCATACTTTTATTCCTTCTGGTGGAGGGAATGACTTAATAGGAGCTGCCCCCTCTTCAGAACAGCAGTGCATAGAACTTATTTTTGATCCGAGGTCGGCAGATATTATAAACCCTGTTTCCTTAACCTTTAATCCAATTGGTGAAAATCCTGAATGGTGGTACTATCGCATTAACACGAAAGCTTTTGAACCTAGCGGGGTCTACGAACAAATAGAGAAAAATCAGGATGATAATTCTTCCGAGGCTTTTAAATTTACGCAAGATAAAGAAGTAGAAAGTTTAAGCAGTTATGCAGGGGAAGAAATCGTTGAAATCAGTCCTAATAATTATATTGAACGTTTCCACTGGGATAATGGGTTTTATGGATATGACGAAAACGGTTATGAAAAACGCCTTCCTGACAATGCCAGAATAATTACTCGTATGTATAAGGGCGGGGATTTTGTCATATTCTCAAAATTCTCGACATATAATAAGGTTTCCGGCACTTATGATGGACGCCATAATAAATACAATGATGAAGATTTTCGGATCGGAATAAAACAAATTGTAGACAAGCTGCAAAAATAAAAGCCCCTTCGAGGGGCTTTTTTATTTTAAGAGGGATTCCATTTTCGCTTTCGTTTTTGGTCTATAAATGCCATCCTCTGTCAGCTCGTGCGTGGATTGGAAGTATTTTTGCCAGTCTCGTAAACCTTGATAAGTGATCATAGATGGTTACCTTGCTTCGAATTTAACTATAGATAATGAATGTAAGCTCATTTAAAATGGAATTATCGTCTAAATTTAGGGGTGAATTATGGTCTTATTTATGGGATTTCTAACAATCTTTTCGACAATAGGTTTTGTAATCGGTTTAATTTATTTATTTTTTCGCAAGAGAAGAAAAAAAGGCTATTGGTTAGTCCCAATAACTTTAATTTTCGGTATCATTGGTTTTTCTTACATGTCTAAACCAGTTGAAGGGACAGATGACACGGAAGAACTACCTGTTTCATCAACAAGTGTTGAGCCAAGCGACTCTAATAATCAAGAAGAATCAGATCAAAACAATGATGAATCAACTGCTCACCATAAAGTAAACTGGTCAGAGCAAGTCTATGGCACAACGTTTAAGATTGATCAAGTTAGTGTCGTAAAGCAACAAATGGAATCCGGTGCTGAAGGGGCTATTGGAGTGCACTTTGTCATTGATAATGAAAGCAATAAGGATATCTCAACATTTCCAAATCAAGGGACACTTCTCACCAACACTAAGGAACAAATAGATGCCAGTTTATCACTCAGTGAAGATATTGGCGGAGAAATTATGTCTGGTGCAAAAAAAGAAGGTTATGTCCTTTATCCGGTTAAAAAATTAAGCGATCCCAATGATATCAAATCAGTGAGAATTAAGTGGGATTATTGGCCAGACAAAAATGTTACTTCAAATGTAAAAGAATTTGATATTAATTTAAATTGGTGATAACGAACTAATACACCTATTCGTATACGCTTACCTTGGAGATCGTAAAAATCAAAAAAGGCCCTCTCGTTATGAGAAGGCCTTTTTTGTTTACTTGGTTTTAACCTGCACATACTTATCAGCAGCCGTAATATACAGACCGGATTTCAGCTTGTACATTTTTGATCCTTGGACAGTTACTGTTGAAGCGATTGTAAAAGCTTCCCCTGGCTTTACTTTTTGCGCCTTGTCATTCCAGTTTGCACTTTTGTATACCCAAAGCCATCCATCGGCGTTTGGCTTCACTACGGCTAATTTAACGCCGTTTGAAGATTCTTTCTTTTTAGAGGTTGATTCAGTTTTTTTCAGGCCAACAGCCGACGCGATTCCTTCCGCGTGGCCTTCCGCAAGCAAATTGATAAATGATCCTTGCTTAAGCAGGGCAGCGTCTTCCTTACGATCAATAAAAAGATTTTCCGTTAAAGTAGCTGCCATAGATGTACCTCGCAAGACAGCCAAGTTTGCCGCTTTGTTACCTCGATCCTTTATACTCTGAGCTTTGATTTTCTTGTATATGGCGTCATGAACTTTTGTTTGCTGCTTACCTGTGGTGGACGAAGCAGAAAGTTTTTCATAACGATACGTTTCGAATCCCGTGCCGCCGCCCGCATTGATGTGGATTGAAACAAAATAATCAGCCCCCCAATTGTTTGCCAGCCTTGCGCGTTCTGACAACTCAATAAACGTATCGTTGGACCGTGTGAGCCTAACAGTTGCGCCATATTGATCTTCTAAAATCTTTTTAGTTTTCTTTGCAATTGTCAATACGAGGTCCTTTTCTTTTAATCCGTTTGCTACTGCTCCCGGATCTTTCCCGCCATGTCCCGGATCAATCATAATTTTTTTTGTCATTTTTCATCGTCTCCATTCATCATATTTTTATATAGAAAAAGCCGACAGATTATCCAGCAGCCTGTTCATCCTTTTCATTTGTGTGTTCATTGTCATTTTCAATTACGTGCAGTCGATCTGTAATAGCAGCCGGAATCTTTACACCGATTTGTGCAAGGTTCTCCGTAATTGACAAACCTTCATTTGCAATATAAAAAAGAACGGTTCCGAAAGTCAGGACGCCGTTCAGGTTCGTAATCGTATCAACTATATTTGCCACAATGACTACAAGAAAGCTGAGCATCTTGCGAACGTAACCGAACCAAGCGCTCCGGCTGCGTAGCTTCTTGAATTTCCATGCCTTGATCACTCCTGTGATTACATCAATGATGCTAAGGATTAACAACAAATCAAGGTACTTCACACCCCCAAATAAATAAACTCTTGCCAAGTCTAACGTTTCAAAGTTAATAAACACATTCGTTTCCTCCATCTCTTAATCACCTCCTTCGAGGCAAAATAAAAACACCTCTATGGGTGTTGGTTAGTTTGCGACGCCGCCTAAATCCACACTGACGGGCTGTTCCGTCATGGGATAGATCAAGCCGGTTATTTGTTTGTATTGTTCTTCTGTGATTCTTCCCCACTCAACAAAACGGGCCACATCTGCATTGCTGTAATACTGCGGCCCCCATCCGTAGATGGTTTTTACGCTTGTAAACCAATCCATCATACCCCTTTCCCTCCCTCAGCCAGTATTAGATAAAGATTGGCTATCATTTGAGCTTGTGACTCGGCCAAGCTTTGCGCCTCCGCAAGCTGTGCTGTAATGGCCGCGTTTTGAGCTTTTAATTCATCAACGGGAGAAGGTACCCGCCCGCTTTCAATCTGCTTTAATAGAGCGTCCTTCTCTTCTTGCGTTGCTTCCTCTGTCCATTTCTGTTCATCGGGATGAAACATTGCTTTTATGAAAGAAGGAGGCTGAACGGCTGTGCAATTCTGAGGAATAACATAATTGTCATCTTCGTCCGGTTCAATCGGAATCGGTTTAGTAAAAATGAAATCATCGTCGTATTCATATACCTGAATCATGCTGTTCCTCCTCCCTGAAACACTATTACCGCGTCAATATAATAGCCACCAATAAATTTGCTTGGATCGACAGGGTTAGGATATTTGATTTTTAGATCACCATTTTCATATACAACCAGGTTGGCTGTCCCGCCGGTTCCGCTCAGTGCTATCGAAACGACTGCGCCGCCAACTGGTACATACGCCTCCGGAATTGATCCGAAGATGATTTCTGCATCAGTTTTCACATGCCCGCGGAAAAACAATAAAGGCCCCCATCTTGCATATATAGGCATTCGGTTACCGGCGGCAGCCCCATTTTTCAGCGTGATATTTTGCCATGTTACATTTTCGAAATCGGCATTTGTAATAAGCCGTTTCCACGCCTTCCAGCCGTTGCTGTTAGTAACGCGCCAAGTTGATCCATCGTTACCCATCGCAAGGACCTCACCGATGTTATCCTGCCCGATCTGAATTCCACGGAACGAATTACTAACCGGCGGTTGGTTCGTCGTTGTTTTATTCGAGTAAAACGTCGTTGTTCTCTTCGTAGCCAGTTCCGTGAATAAGTCTTTACCTGCCATTCCGAGTAGGTGCTGACCATCGTCTGATGTAAGTTTGTAAATCTGACTGCCGTTCCACTTCTCCTTATCTTCTTTCTTCACATGAATATCAGTTTTGTTGGCATGAGCATCGACTTTTGACTGTGAGCCGCTTGTTGTTTCAAGCAGCTTCCATCCTTGCCAGCCGCCCGTGTCCCAATAATTTGTAAAGGCATTGTTTTTATAATCAATTGCATACACCCATCCGTACATTCCTTTTCCATCTTCCGTCAGAGCCGTCATATGGAAGATTCCTCTTGCGGAGTAAGGGGAAGGATTGTTAACAGCTTTTCCATTTGAATAAAAAGTTCCCATGGTGCGTCCTTGATCAACTATTTTTTGAAGTATGTCTTCTCCTTCATAAGCTAATGTTGATACCCTGCCGCTATCTGATGTGATTTTACTTAATTGGCTGCCGTTCCATTTTGAACGCTCATCAGCCGTAATATGCCGCTTATTATCCGCAGTATGCGCATCAAAATCCGTCTGCGCCGCCTGCTTTACGTTATCAACGTTAGCCAATCCGACCTGTGCTTTCGTAACAGCGTGCGGGTTTTTCTTATTGTTCGCATGGGTATCCGTGTAGGCATTCGCATTTGCTTCCGCTGCGTCCGCCTTCTCCTGCGCGCCCTCTTTCGTTTCAACGTTCTCTAAATCCTCGAATTTCTTTCTTAAATCTTCAACAGTTTGCACAGTTTCATCGTATAGCTTGTTAATCATCACTTTTAACTTTTCAAAGTCATCAATGTAATACTCTGCTGTCGGAACAATGTCACGATCAACTAGGTTCCTGATAATCTCAAATGTAAATTCATGAGCTGATAACGCTTGTTTGTTCACATAATAGAGATTTAAAACAGCGTCCACTTTCCCATAGTGCTTTATTTCATCATTGGACAATACATATTCGGCAATCCCATTCACTTTATCTACTAAAGTTAAGTCTCGGTCTGAACGGCTGCCATCAGCAAAAAACATTGTCAAAACAGCTTTGACGCCAGACAACGGGAGGACCGTTCCATCCTTTTTTAAATAAAATACTAGCTTTGCCGTCCCTTTATCCTGTGTGGACATTTGAATATTTGTCCTGATGGCAGATTGAGAATAAGATGTGATATCAAAATTGAGGGCGGACTGTCTGAAAATCATGAATTCACCGCCTTCATTTGCTGCACCATTTCAGTTAACTCCTTGATTTGTTGTTTTAAGTCAGATATTTCTTGTTCAGAATTGGGCTTTTGTTGAAATTCAATACGCTCACCTTGATCATTCTCAAGCCACACGTTATCAAAGTTCACGCCTTCAAGAAGAACGACTCTGCTACCGTCCTCCAGAAAGCCCGACACACTCCGTCCGTCATCTGATAAATAGGCGTAGGCAACTTCCGCCCTGTCATTCCCCATTACAATAAACACAAGCATCTCTCCAATCTAATACACGTCTTTTCCATCTGTTTTTGAATCAGAGGAGTTATCAACGATGCCACTAACTGTCCAATTTCCCACACAATCATTACCATGTCTGGTGACACCTCTAACCGAACTTGTAATGTAAATACCGGCTCTAGCTAAGTTTGTGATAGTTGAGATTGAACGACACATATTGTTAGCCACTTTGATTCTTTTTGAACCATTTGAAACTCGGATTGCTTCATATGCTCCGTGTTTGCTATGTCCAGCACCAGTGATTAAATTACCTTCAATAACGCCAAAATAGACATGAGACTGTTCAATCCCATATCTTTCAGGTCTTCGTATGATATTGTTAGAAATCAGTAAATCAGAACAACTGCCAAACGCTGCAATTGCATCTCGTCCCACAAAGCTAATTTGATTTGTTCCTGACACACTAATACCAATACAATCATTTAAGCGTACACCGTCACCGGAGGTGTCTGATATTATATTGCCTTCTACAACTCCATTTCTCACAGCATCCAGCCTAATTCCGGCTTGATTAGATCCGCCAACACCGTTAATGGTGTTTCCTGAAACAACAATATTTCTTACAATTCCTTCATTGTTGATAAAGCCTCTGACATAAATGGCTTCATTCTCAACAGTATCGTAAATCTTGTTGCCCTGAATCATGATGTCTCTGAAATCCTGTGATTTCGAAAGCTGTTCGAACTTATCATTTTTTGTATGACCTTCATTGGTTGGATCAATAGCACTCACAGTAATTCCGTAATGACATTTTCTCAAGGTGTTCCCAACAATACTTGAGTCATTCCAGTTATAGGCTCTAATAGCCCAACCAGTTGTTCCTTCAAATGTGTTGTCTTTGACACTGATATTTTCATGCCAATACCCGATCGTAGATGAATGGGAACCCACACCTCGTGGCCAGGCTTGCGTACCAGGCGTTCCTGATGCACCAAAATAGCAACCAGTCACCTTACCGTCTCTGCATACAGTAAAGTCATATTTACCGAATGCCCCGAAAACACCAGGTCGCTGTGCTAAATCCATTTGTATGGCCTCTGAAAATGTTCGTGTGCCGTCCGGATCAAAGAAACCAAGGAAATCACTGTCTATACACCCATACCGTTCACAGGCGTTAAACTCAATTCCATGATAGCTTCGGACGTCTTTAATGACTACATTCTTAACAAAGATATTTCGTCCATGTCCAAAAGAGAAAGCGTTGGTTCCTCTCTGAATATGCAAGCCTCGACAATCCCATGTACCACCATCAATGATGATGTTTCCGTTTCCGTTATAGCCGGTATATTCTATAGTACCGTCACCATTAACCCCCATATAGTCACCAAAGTAATTAAGCATTGTTGCCCCATGAGCACTTACCTTTGTATTCGCCCAAAAAATAAGAGGTGCTTCAAGTTTAAACGTGCATCCATTGGGTACGTATAGGTGAATACCATCTCCATCCTTAGCTAAATCAAGTGCTTTTTGAAACATTGGTGCTGAATCAATTTCTCCCGTTGGGTCTGCCCCAAATTCTAATACATTAACTTGCGGTAACATATCAAGCCGTCTGTTTAACCGCCTGAAGTCATAATCAACTCGGTCTTTGGCGGTTGCGTGTATTGTGGCGTCTGCAGCTACGCGAAGGTCCAAAATCTCTTTTATACCAGAACCGTCATGATTGAGAACGAGATTCGTAATCCGTGCCAAGAGATCATTAAGCCGGTTTGAAACAGAAGAACCGTCATGGTCAATTTGATCAGCCGTATGGGCCGTTTTGGCTTTTTTATGGCTTTTCAACGAATTTTCAAGATCATTTATCCCATTTTCAATAGTCCCCATATCATTCCTTTGCTGGGAGATATAACGAGCATTCCGTGTTGTATCATAATCTTTGATTAATTTAACAGGCATATAATCACTCCTTTCAAGACAAAACAAAAAGCACTCTATAAAAGGTGCCTTTCATATCATCATTCTGAGTTTTTGCATGTATCGCTTTTGGTCTTTCAACCTCTTATCTTGTTCCATCCGAATATCCTGAATATCCTTTCTGAAATTAGCCAGCGTTAAGGTCGGTTTAGCGTAAGGATTTAGAGGCTTGTATTGGATAGACAGAACCCTTACATCATCTTCATAGGTGACACCATACGATGTATCGGCCAGCACATGAAGCGTGTCCCCCTTCCAAAAATCCTCTTGTATATTCAAAAGCTTCGGTTCATAAATGTTTTCATAATCCACTTCAATCTCCATCTTTGGATAAGGATTCACGTATTTTTTCAGTGCTGCCAACATACTAGACTCTTTTTTATATCGTTCATCGCGCAATGGTTCAGCCCACCGCGGCATTCCATCCAATAAGAATTTATCCTCGTCAGGATGCTTATATAAAATGGGTTTAAAGACATACTCCGTTTTTTTGCTGTCGGTACTGCTGTTTTCTTTAATCGCCCCAAAACCACGAGCCCTTGTTGAACATCCCTGTGTGGAGGTTTTGATTGTAATGCCAGGCATATTGTAACGAGTATCAAGCGTATGGTTCACCTGCTTACCCATTTTCTTATAAACATAGATTTTGTAATTATCGACATCCAGCTCCAAGCCATAGTCTTCCATAATCTCACTCATCAATTCATTACCGAATTTGTCACCAAAATTCTCCTGCTCAACGCTTGGAAACTCACTTTCTTTATCTTTAAAAATATAGGTAAGTTTTGTTCCTTTTAATGTAAAATCAAACATCTTTCTGACGGACAGTGTGCCGCTGATGGTATCTTCTACATAATGATTGTTCAATATAGCCACAAAAACATGGCTTGCAGTTATCTTTTTAGAGAGTGTTTTTTCCTGGTTGATCTCTGTATCTGTAATAAAATATTTTTGATGATTAAATTTTCTTTCATCCAGATAAAGAATATTGTCATTTACAAGCAGATCATATTCAATTCCATTATCCTCAGTCCGGGTGATTGTAAACTCAATATCCTTTTTCCCTGTGGTGTCATCCAACAAGTTCGGATCAGCCCCGATAACTTCCACAACCTGACTGTCATCTTGAGTTGAGACGTGCAGCTGAGGAAAATATACATCTTTAGGAAGACTTTGATTTAACGTAATATCTTTTCCGTCATACTCTTTGCTCGGCAGGTCTACGATTGGATCTGGATTACTAGGTTCATCCGGATTGTCCGGCTGACCTTCTGTCGTATCGTATTGGGTTAATTTATATGTGAAAATAAGGCTGTTTAGCTTAGTTGCATAGTTCGGATCAGTTGCATATCCAGCTTTTACAAGGGCAGCTGTGGCTTTTTGATAGTCCGTCTCTCCGACAACGGCTCTGTAATGGTTTTTATCCCAACTTACACCATTCAGATACAGATTAGCCAAGTCCTCAATCGACTCTTTCCAAGAAGAATATTTCCTGAATTTTGCCGGCACCTGAACATTTTCACCGTTGATCACTTCCCATGTCATCATAGTGACATATTGACCCTTATATTCACCTTTCATGCCGAATAAGTTGTGTCCTTTTGTCGCAAGCTCACTTGTTCCCCATGCACTCTCAAGGCATCCTTGGGCAATAATTAACGATGCAAGGATATGGTGATTTTTATAAACTCTTTGAGCATCGACGGCTATCTTCTTAATGAAATCTTCTTTTGCCACCTAAACCACCATCCCTTACAAATAATAAAACCGAGTATCAAATTGGATGGTGAAGTCGTTTGAATTTTGTATCTCAAACTCGTTCCATCCGATTTCAAGACTCGGCAGCCGGCCAGACGTTTTAATTGGTGCATTGTTGATGATCGTGTATTGCTTGAGAAAAGACACTTGCTGTGATTTTTTTATTTTCTTCTCAATGGTTAATTTCTCGCCATTTGTATGGTTGATTAACGTTACATTTTTACCTGTCGCATTCAGCAAAACATTGTAATCATGATCCAGGGGATTGATCTGGACATCCCCGCTGTTAAAAACGGAAAATCGCTTACGATTCTTAAAATAATATTCCGCCTCATCAGTAGACTGCAAGTTCATTCCGTGGCTCCAGTTCTCTCCGTAGAGATTTTGGGCCGTTTTAGAAGAATGTTTTGATTCCCCCACCCCAGTAATATTGGTAAACTCTACAGAAAAATCATTGTAGGTTTTTTCCTTCTCTTTCGGAATGCTGAAATTCCCGTCACAAGTGACAAGAAAACGGCGATTCGGTAAAAGATCCGAAGAAATGTAGTAAGGGAAGGGCTTGACCAAAAGGGCATACAACTGATGCCGATACATATAAAAATTCTCATGTATGAGAGCATTCAAATAGATTTCAACGTCTATTTTTCTTTCCTTGTAAGTTACGTCCCGCGGGTGCTGCGGCAAAATAAGGCCGTGCCTCCTTGAAATCGTAATAGATTCAAATTCAACTTTCGGAGCCTCAGGCAGAAAGCTCAATACTTCAAATTGAGGGAGTAAGCTGTCGAGGCTCTGCTCTCCCAACCCATTATTAAAATCAATAAATAGCTTTACCAAGCCGGCTTACCCCCATTTCTGTATCGTTTTCTGTTATACCGGTCAGCGCTGGATTGATCCACTTTCGTCCCGTCTATATAGGTGCTGTTATCTTTCAGGACAAGTTGCTGTAACAGCTGAAGGTTTTGCTGTAGGGCATCAATTTGCTGGCCCATCATGCTGATTTGCCGTTCTTGATTCTCAACCACTCGGCTCATATCGACACTAACGTTTCCTCGTGATGCAGTTTCCGTCCTAGCCACCGATGCCTTTTGAAGAAGAACAAGAGCCTTTGAAATCATCCCCTCTTGCATGGATGGAAGGACGCCAAGTTCACGGCCGACACGCGCCCACAATCCAATGTTACGTTCCCGGTAAGACGGATCTTGCGTGATTGTTGTTTCATCATACCCGCGTTCATTTAAAATCGCCCATTTAGAACCACCGCGCCCTGGTGACGTTCCCCCTTTTGCATAACCAACATACGGGCCGCCGCGCGCCATAGATTTCAAGCCAGGGTGATTGGCAATGTCTCCGTATCGCCCTTTAATATAATTAATGGCTGCCAACACACTGTCCACAGGATTCAACATATTATTGTGACCTGGAAAAGCATGCGCCGAAAATGTGCTCGGGATGGTCTGCATGAGTCCCTGTGAAGGATGACCGGCTTTTGCATTAGAGTCTGTCAGGTTAATGGCGTTTGGGTTGCCACCTGATTCCTTCATAGCAATGGTGATCAATCCGGGAACCCATGAAAATGGGACGCCTGCAATACCAACAGCTTCAGCAACCCATTTTTGAACTTCCGCAGATCCCGTCGCCCCTTTATAAGCTGATGCCGAAAAAGTCCCTGCGCTCGGGAGAATCCCTTTTAAGAACTGGCCGGCTCCATTCTTTAAAGTTTGAAGAATTCCGGTTCCTAATGAGTCAATGCCTTTTCCGGATTTATATGGAAGCAAACCGCTGAACAGGCTCTTAATCATCTTTTCCGGACCCTTCATGATCATTTCCATTACACCCGATGCGACGTCCTTTGTTTTACTCACAACGCCTTTTCCGGCAGACATGGCCCCTTTGACCAGCTTTTTAGATCCATCGATTGCATTCTTAAAGAAATTGCCGACTCCTCCGGCATACCCCGGAAGCCCCGCCGATGCTAAATCTTTTGACTGAGCATGTGGAAGAACGGATGTGCCGCGTGGTAAGTCCCATATTTGCGGACCGCCCATTCCGACAACGTACGTTCCGATTCCTGGCGTATGAGCGTATTCCCAGCCTTCTTCACCAACTAACGCTTTACCGCCTGGGTGAAAGTCTGTTCCTTTTGCATAAGCAAGGCCAGGCGCCACCTGCATCTCAGAATTACCATTGTAGCCTTTAGGTTTCCATTCCGGAATCGTTGACACGTGCATGAATTTAAGAACGGTGTTAATCCCGCCAGTAATTTTATTAACAACTCCTGCCAGATCAACGACAAAGGTATCCCATTTCCCAAGGACTTCACCTGTTTCCCAATCAACTTCTTTAACATGGCCAGCAGCCTGCAGCTTCGCTTCACTCACCACACCTTTGTGTGTTTTTTCTGCTTGTTTAACGACTTTTTCTTTCTGACTTTTTGCAGAGTTAACCGTATCGTCATGCTGTTTTTTGGTGATTGATCCCTTGGCGTAATACTCAAGATCAGCATTTTTGACGACATCTTCACATTGTTTTTCTGCGTTTTTGACGACCTTATCTTTTGCGTTTTTGCTGTTTTTGACCGTAGCGGCTGCCTCTTTTGCGGAAAGCTCAGTCTTATTGTCTTTTAATTTACCAGCGATGACGGTTTGTTCTTCTTGGCTTTTGGAAAGAGCTGTTTCGACGTTTTTATTCATCTTTCTGGTAATCTCTTCAATCTCTTTCCGTTCGCCTTCCGTGATATCCCGGTGATCTTTGGCCGCATTCTCCCATATTTTCTTAATACGCTTGGTGTACCCGGATATCTCCTTATGCTTTTCAGTATTGCTGTCCTTAATATTTTTAAGAGTTGCTGTTTTCTCTTCTTCTGACATATCTTTATTTGAAGCATAAAAATCACTCAGCACTTTTAAAGATTTGTCGGTACTTTTTTGATAACCATCCTGCAAGGTTTTGCCCATTTTTTCATACTGGCTGGACATGTTCTCAGCTATTTTTTTCGTGATTTTTTTGTTCGTCAAATAGTAGTAATTCAATTGCGCCCCGACTTTTGTGTTAAGGTCTTCATAAGCGTTAACGGCTTTTGATGTTGAATCGGAAACCTTATCACCAAAATCAATGGTTGCCGGCAACACTCTCTTTTTTAAATTGTCGTAATACTTGAAGCCTGCTTCAGCAAGAAGCGTAACGCCTGTAATCGCAATTCCCACAGGACCGCCAAGCAAACTCAGCCCGCTGCGTAAAAGGCCAACAACCCCCGCTCCTTTTTTGAGGATGTTAAACAAACCGAAACCACTTTTGGCAAATTGCATAAAACCGCCCGCGCCTTTTACCGCATTCACACCAACTTTTATGATACCTGCCCCGAACTTCAACAATTCGGGAGCAAAAGAAAGGATAAGGCCCGCAATCATCCCGACCGGGCCGCCAAATAGACTTAACCCCAGGCCGGCTGTTCGTGAAGCTCCCCCCAGCCCACGCATAGCCCTCGTGCTTCTGCTTGTGGACTGTTCCAGTCTCCCAGCTCTAGTGGTTGCCACAGCAGTAGTTTGGTGGAACCGGTCCATTCTTGTGGATGCTACAGCTGCGGCGGTTGACGTTGTATTCATCCCTACCGCCGCTGTTCGTGAGGCTGTCCCCGCTGCTATTGCTTCAGCTGAATAAACGCCAAGGCTTGCGGATGCCCGGTTTACATTACCGGTCAAATAAGATCCGGCTGTACGGAGCATATTCCAACCTGCAGCTATCTTTGGGAGCGCACCTAATGTTAGTAAGAACGCACCACCCAAAAGTGAAAACACTGTCACTGCTGCGCCAGTAATTGCTATCGTGCTCGCGACAGAAGAAGGCAATGCATCAAACCATGTGACAGCGCTTGTAATGACGTCTGTTGTAGCACGTATCACCGGAATGAATTGATTTCCAAGTGTAATAACAGCATTATTTGTGGCCGACTTTAGATATTCAAAAGATCCTGCCAGATTATCCATTTGCTTATCAGCAATCTTGTCAGCTGTTCCGCCACTGTTCTCCAATTCTTTTGTAAAGTCCTGAAGTTTGTCCTTTCCAGCGTGCATCAAAGTAATAAATCCTGATAGAGCATGCTGTCCTGCAAGTTGCTTGGCAATCCGGACTTTTTCCGTTTCTGTATAGTCCTTTGTTTTCTCGTTGATTTGCCCAATGATGTCAGCTAACGGGCGCATTTTCCCGGTTGAATCGGTCACTTTTAGCCCCAACTCTTCAATTGCGGCTGCCGCAGGTTTCGGTGGAGCAGCCATACGGGTTAATGTAGACCTGAGAGCCGTACCGGCCATATCTGCCTTAATACCACTGTTCGCCATAATACCGGTTGCTGCTGCCAACTCTTCCATGCTAACTCCTGCCGTTTTGGCAGCAGGTGCAGCATACTTCATCGTTTGACCAATTTGTTCGAGAGTGGCGTTTGAATTGGTGAACGTATAGGTCATGACATCCGCAACTCGGTTAGTATCTTCGGCCTTGATATGAAACTCTGTTAAAATATCAGATACAATATCAGCTGTAACACCAAGATCAGTTTGTCCTGCCGCAGCTGTGGCAAGGAGTCCTGGCATCGCGCCGATAATTTGGTTTGTTTTGTATCCAGCCATCGCCAAATACTGCATTCCCTCGGCCACTTGTCCATCTGTAAATTGAGTTGTCGCTCCCAAATGCCGGGCTGTTTCTGTTAACTGAGCCATTTGATCATTCGTAGCCCCTGCAAGAGCGCTCACTCGACTCATGGCTTTTTCAAAACTTGCGGCTGCTTTTACCGTGGCACCAATTCCTACCACTCCAACTGCTCCAATAGCAGTTAATGCTTTTCCAGCTTTCGTTGCAGATGTGTAAACAGCGTTTAACTCTTCCGATACTTCCTGTGAATCTTTCTTGAAGACAGAAAAAACGCCGGCTGCTCGCTTACCACTAGCAGAAGTGTTTTCAAATTCTTTAGTGACCTGTTGCAGCTCTCTTCCTAAATTCTGATGAACAGCTATTGCATCATTTAAACGCCGAGCTTGGATTTGTGTTTCGCGGTTGTCTTTCCCTTTTTGGCGGACTAATTCATCATATCTCTGCCGGTGTTCTTGGACTAAACGGCCTTGGATTTTATATTTATTATTTAGCCCTTCCATTTGCGACTGAAGGAGCTTCGTTTGATCACCGGTATTCTTATAAATACTGCCGGCCGCCTTCATTTCTGAGTTTGCCAGGCGCATTTGCCTTTTTAGGCCTTCAATACCTCGATTAAATCCTGTATCATCAATACCAACCTTGACGACCATATTTCCTATTGGTTGCGCCATATGTAACCACCCCGCTTCCCTGGCATAAACTCAACAAAAAAGACAGGTTGCAGCCTGCCTAAAAGATTTGATCAATTGTTACCGTCTTAATTTTCGGTTTGTTCGCTTCGGCAAGAATTTCCAAATAATGATAGATGTCCATTTCATCTATTTCTGTCATTTTCCAGCCTTCTTTTAGCAGAGTGGCATATATATCGTTTATTTGCTGGATGCCTCTTTCGTATGTGTACTCTTCTCCGTCTGTTCCGGCAAAAAATCTTGATCCGCTTCCTCAATTTCTTTATATCCGGCCACCTCTGAGAGAATGCGACTGACTTCTTTTGTGACTTCAAATGATTGCAGCCCATCGGTGAATTCGTCATAAGTGAACTGATCACGGAAAATTTTCACGATAAACTGGATTTGTTTCTCTAATGTTTTGATGCTCTTTTCAAGATCCTCTGCAGTTTTTTCAGCTTCAGCATTTAGCCTCAATGCCTCAATAAGCGTTTTTGTATTTGTCCGCGGAGCAATGAATGTTTTGAACTTTTCTCCTTCTTCAAACCATAGTTTTATAGAAATATGTTTTTGAGCCATGATGACTCCTCCCTTTGAGTTAAATAGATTTTGTATGAACAAAGAGAAGCTTTTCAGCTTCCCTCTTTCTTATTTTCCTAGATCAGCACTTGCATTTTCTTCTGTCCCTGATTCATTTTTATAGGACTCGCCAAAAACGGCCTTATAAAAATGATCCAGACTAAACTCTTCTCCATCTTCGTCTGCAACGATTTTAAACACATCGTCCTGCTCTCTATCTACAAATTCTGCTGAAAGTTTGATCGTTTGGAAATCCGTTTTATCTTGTTTCGTTTTCCATTCATCACCAGGCAAAGAGAATCGCCCTTTTACTAAGCCAACATGACGAGACTTGCCGTTTGCTTTAGGCCCTTGGAACGTCATAGCAACCCATGGGGGAATGATATTTTTCTTAAACAAGTACAATCCGTTTTCATCTTGTTCAATCCCAAGTAGTTTAGAGAGAATTTCCATTGGCAAGTCTCGCATTTCAATGTCTAATTTAGTTGAACCCGTCGAGACTGCAAGATCGACAAGTTTGTCATCTGCATATTGTTTTTCTGTGGATGTTTCTGTATCAACTTTCATATTGATTGCAAATTCATAGTCAAGAATTTCTGTAGTGACAAAATATTTACCAACCTTTTTTAAAGGAGCAAATTTCACATTCTTCAAACCTGTAACCGAACTGTATTCAGGCATCTTAAAACCTCCAATTATAGTAAAATGTTCGCCTCGAACCGATAGCCTTTTCGTATAAGACGTTCTTTTTGTAAAAATTCATTAATAGGGAACCCTGTCTGAAAGTCCAAACTTTCCATTACGTCCACAATAGGCACCAAAATAGGATCACATGAATCATTGTGGTACACGTCAATCTGATAAACGGCGCTATCTTGTATCTGCTTCCCATCGGCCCATCTTGTTGGTCTGTAGTCCAATTCCTGAACCACAATATAAGGCGGGCTGCTTTGTACTCCTTCTGGTACCGCTAATTCGTAAATATTTGTGGCTTCAGCCAATAATAAAAGCGCCGGGTTCGTCTCCAGCGCTTTGAATACTTTGTCTTTTAATTGTTCTGATCGTTCAATAATGTTCACAGCTTGTATCCCGCCTTTATGGCCTTTCTCATGGCTTCGAGTATCTTGTCATTAGCCTTCATCATACTTCGTTGAATAAAGGGATTCGCTGGCTGATGAATGGTTCCAAACTCCGGCAAGTGAACACGGAATTTTGTTTCTTTCGTTGGACCAACAACCGCATATATTTCCCCATCTTCATCTCGTTTTATCCGATTGCCGACAATGATATCCTCCTCAATGTGTGGATGACTGCCGCCAAGGTCAGAACGTGGTGCCTCTTCATTAATTTCCGCAGCCAAAACAGCGCCTCCAGCTTTGACAGCTGCTTTATGGATTTTTTCATCCTTGCGGGCCAAGTCAGCAAATGTTGCTTCAAGCTCCTTAAAGCCTTGCAATTCAATTTCAAAATTCATCAGCTCACCACATTTGCTTTCACCATCAAAAAATGCCGACGTGAGTAATTCGGCAAGATGGACTCTATTTCATAAACATTATTTTCAAATACGATCCGCATATGTTCTTTAATGTCTTCTCGGTGGCGGATAGTGAATTTAATAGTCTTTTCCTTTTGAATGGCTGCCGCTGCATAATACTCGCGGCCTTTTAAACCTTCTGCTTTGGCCCAACATTCAATGACTGTTTCCCAGCTGTCCTTTCCATCCACAGGTAGGCGACCAGTCTGCTTCTTTTTCTGAAACTGAATCCTGTAACGCATATCATTCAGCATTAGGCTTCACCTCGGGGACCGTATATTTCAACTGATTGATCATCATAGTCAGCACGCCGTCCAAATTGGATGTCGTGCCGGCAATCTCCCGGTTTTCATACCAATGTGTCACAAAAGCTTTTACACACAAAGCTGCCCGTGCTGAGTTATTCGGAAATGTAAGGCCGGTGGCAGATGTAATATGTTCTTTTGCCGCTGCGATAAAGTCTAGAATCAAATCATCCTCCAAGTCACCATCAACCCGGAGGAATTTTTTCGCCTTTTCTAATTCAATTTTCTCGGCTTCTGTCATCTGACGTCACCCGTCTTTCATTCTGTAGGAGTTTCATTTTTTATATCATCAATTTGTTTTTGAAGCCCATCTAATACGGATTTTATTTCACTGTTCAAATGATCGGGCATAATGCTGCCCGTTCCAACGTTAATGCTACGGACTGATTTTTCTCCCAGCATTTCATGCGTAATAGATTTTTCACCGATAACAGCTGGATCACCCTTTGGACCTGGTTCGCCTTGAGGACCTGGTTCGCCTTGAAGGCCTTTTACATAGAGAGGACTTTGTTCGCTGTTGTCCGCGATAGAGACATCTGTAATTGGTTCCCCTGATCCATTGTCTCTTGCTGATGTTTTTGCTCCATTACTTTCATTTAAAAAATCTGCCATGTTAAATCATCCTTTCACTATCGTTTTTATTTCCCTACATCTACTGATTGATCTTCTGTGCTATCGTTAATCTGAGTCCCGTTGTCAGGAACCGCATCTTTAATAGATGAAAATTCTGCGTAAACAACTGCATCTGTATCCCAAAGAACCACATCCTCGCGTTCTATAATTCTCAAATCTGTAGAATTACGGTAGAATGCTTTTCCCCCAACACTGGTGGCTAAAATAGAATATTGTTGACGGTCAAAGAGTTTAACAGCTTCTTTAAGGTCTCCGATAATTAACGGATATTTGGGGTTAGTTTTGGTGCCACCGTTTGGCAAATACTTATCAGAAATGACGGATAACGGCTTACCGAACAGTAATTTTTTAGTTGGGTCTGTAGGATTCGGCTGCAACAGGTAGCGACCGAAAGCATCTTTTAGTTTATCCAATACATTAAACCCCGATTGATTCGTTACAGCTTTGGTTGTAGCATTAATTGCCGGATCAAGCTTGACATTGAGAATGTCTTTAATGTCGTCCTGTTTCGATATTGTCGTTTTCGCAAGTGAACCCAATTGTTCAAGAATCAATGTATTGCGGGTTACAGCCGATTTTTTAGCGAGCCAATTGGAGAGATACTGCAAAAGCGCCTCTTGAGTATCCCCAAGCAAATCATTTGAAAGAACCAAAATCCCTGCATAGTCTTTGATGTTGTATTTAATATTTTCAAATTTAGGGTTCTCTAAATCTTCAATATTCGCTAATTCCTCAAGATTTACTAAAGGTGTGATATCTGCTAATTTTTCAAGTACCCGTGATCCTTTGTTTGTAGATACGGGAATGACATCAACAAGATTAGCCAGAGTATCAAATTGCCGGCGTTTTTCATTGATTTTTGTGGAAATATCTTGTGGAACAATAAGACCACCATCCTCATCTACACCTTCCTTCATTGCTGCAAGTGGTTGCGGGACTTTACCCGTTTTGAGAGCAGATGCGAAAAGCTGAACATGGTTTTTCACTTCTCTACCTGCGATATCATCTGTTGGTTGCTGTATCTTTGCCTCTGGACCTTTCTGTTCTTGTTGCTCTTCCTGTTCATACGAAACCTGCATATTTCGGACATCTTCATATGTTTGAATTTGCTCTTTAATTAATTGGGCTTCAGCAAGTAGCTTTTTAGCATCCTCCATTTTCCCTTCATCGGTCAGTGCTTCAATTTCCGTGCGTTTTTCCGCCAAAGCCTGGCGTAATTCACGTTCCTTTTTAGACATTCCACCTCCAGCAAAAAATTGAATATCAAGGTTCAATAACTTTTTCTGTTTCAATTGCTTGTCCTCCTTAAAATTGGCATAAAAAAGAACCCTTAGAGATTTAAGAGTTCAAGTTTCATATTGATCTTTTGTTTTAATAATTCATCTTGGCCTGTATCTTTAGCTGGACTTTCAGTAGCTTCACCAGCAGATTGAGCAACGATTTTACCTGGTACATGTTTGAAATGTGCCATAACTTGATGATCAATGCAGGCTGCTACATCCTTTGATTCTGAAACTACATCAATCAATCCATAATTTAATGCTTCATCGGCAGTGAGCCAGGATTCCCCATCCAACAGCTGTCGTAAAGTACCGTCGTCCAATTTGTCACCTGCTTTCGCAAGATATGTGGAAACAATACTTTCAGTAATCTTGTCCAGATCATCGGCTGCTTTACGGAATTCCGAAGCATTCCCGACCATTCCCATGTATGGATTGTGAATCATCATCATGGCGTTACTCGGCATCGTAATTTTATCTCCGGCCATTGCAATGACAGAAGCAATACTCCCAGCCAGCGCATCCACATAGACATTAATTTTAGCTTTATGACGCTGAAGCATAGAATGAATAGCCTGTCCTTCGAAGACATCCCCACCGGGTGAATTGATATACAAATCAATAGAATTCACGTCACCTAGACTCTTTAATTCAGACTGAAAGGCTTTAGATGAACTCTCACTGAACCATCCTTCACCAGTAATTGATCCATAAAGCGTGATTTCAGCAGCTGACTCATTCAGAATCTTCATGTTCCAATACTTGTTTTTCTTCTGTTCCGTTGCCATCACCCCCTTTCAGTCGATCCGGGGATTGTTTCGTCTTGCTGAGTTGATATTCTTTCATAATTGAAAGAGGCACAAGATTTAAGTTCCCGTAATGCTCATCACCGATCTCACCGATACCCGTCATGTCTTCTTTTTGAAGAATTGTATTCACGCTAAAGGCACCAACACTTTGCATTGTTTTATAAAATTCAGCACGTGATTTACTATCTCCGCGGAGCTCTGATTCCAAGTTAAATTTAAAGTAATAACCTTCATTCCGCTGTTTTTCTGTTAAAATCTTATCGTTCAACTCTTGCTCAATATTTGTAACAAATGGCTGCAATGTAGTTTTCACATAGTCTAGTGATTGTTGTTCAATATTTGAGAAAGTGGCACGATCAAGTTCACCAATTTTATGCGGTGGTACTTTGTAAATAGATGCAATCTGCTGGCGATTCCATTTCATCGATTCAATAAATTGAGCGTCCCTCATAGGCATAGTTACTTGTGAGTAATCCAGCCCGGCATCTAAAACTGCAATAGACTGCCCCGCATTTACCCGTTCCCAATCTTCTCTAAGTATTTGTTTGCTTTTTCGATCCAATAGGGTTGGTGCTTTGACAACACCGAACGGTGCACCCCCGTTTTTATAAAATTTCGCGTTGAATTTTGTGGCGGCTCTATTTGATCCAATATTGTCACGAATAACTGAAATGGGAGTTTGTCCAACAACTCCATCAAGAGATAGATTTTTGAAATGAAGCACTTCTTCATAAAAAAACTCACGGTATCTGCCATCAAGCGTTGTAGAATACCAGACGCGCCCATTATTAGGATCGATATTGGTATTTGTCGCTTCCGGATCTAGAGGCCTGATTCCCGTCACATTCCCGTCTTTATCAAAAAGTAAGAGATTGTAGCTGTTTCCCCAAGTACAAAGCCTCGTAACCAAAAGCCGCTTCCATACAAAGCTTGTCATATAATCATTGACTTTGTTCAGAATCATTTCACTTACATTGCTTTGAACCTGTTGTATATTGCCGTTTTGTTTCTGAAAAAGCTTGATCGGCAATTTTGCGATATCGTCCGCCAAAACAATTACACAGGCATAAACATCTGGATGTAGAACGGCCGTCTTACTTGAAACCCTTTCACCAGATGAGCTTTCGGTACCAGCAAAGATATTTCTAAACCAAGTAGCTGGATGGAGAAGAGACCCGCTATCCTCTTCGGCAATTTCATTTTTTATTCCGTTTTTCAGACGGCTTAATAGCATCTACTCCCCTCCCTCATCACTATTTTTTTGCTGAATAAGACCTGACAGCCCTGCAAGAGAAAATAAAAAAACACCGGTCGTAATTAAACCCGCGTTAGTATTTATCCTATATAAAGCAACTGTAATGAAGACCATGCCAGCAATGAGTAAGAGATCCTCTACAATTGGTTTTATCATTTTCACTAATTTCATACTGTATTCCCCCTACAGGCTAAAAGCGCCAGACTGAATATAAGCGTTTAAGTCAACCGCTCTCTCCACTTGAGAAGCGCGTACATACGCATTAATCAACGCTGCTGCCGGGTCAATCCGCTGAGTTGATTTGGATTTATCAAGCATAATATTCTCCTGGGCGTCAACTTTTGTCACCGCATTACCCATCGCCCAGGTCAGTAAGTCATTTTTCGAATGTATAATTTTTTTCGATTTGGCTTTTGCTCTAAAATCTTTTGTTGGTTCAGACAACGTGGCTACACCCTGCCGTATCTCAATCATTGTGTATCCATCCGCTTCCATTTGCTGAGCAAACTGTGTGGCGTTGTATGGATCATACCCTATTTCCTTGATACGCCAGCCGTTTTCTTTCTCCATTTTCTTAATGTAGGCCCTGATATAGTCATAGTCAACAACAGCACCATCTGTTGTCGTTAACCATCCCCTTTTCTTCCACAAGTCATATGGGACGTTATCAGTCTTCATTCGTTCATGGAATGTATCTTCCGGCATAAATCCGTGGCTTTCTACAGCAAAACTGCCATCATCTAACGGAAAGATAAAAGATGCTGCCGTTAAGTCAATCGTTTTTGATAAGTCAATGCCGACATAGCACTCTCGGTTTTTCAGATCCGGAAATTTATCGGACCCACAGTCCGTCCATGCCTGCATATCCATATAGCCGTTCTCCCGCATATTAACCCAAATATTCATGTTTTTTGTCATGAAGTTTCTCATTTTTTCCGGAACGGCCAACGCGACTTCCAACTCTCCGCGCAAATAATTCAAGCCATGCTCATTAGCCGCTACGATGGGGTTCGCTTTGACCCAATTCCGTTCATCCTTGATGTCATCGCCTTTGTCCAATTCATTGATCATCACAAAATATTGTTCATTCTTTTCCACTTTATTCGGGTCCAGAATGCGGGACACGTAATCATATTCCACACGATAGGCGGGATTATTTAATTCAAAGCCTGCAGTCGTGATTATCATCATTAAAGGTTGCGCGCGGGCAGCCATACCTGAAGCAAGAACGTCATAAATTTCAGATGTTTTATGTGCATGATATTCATCAATAATTCCACACTGAGGGTTAAATCCGTCACCAGTCTTGCCTGCATCTTTGGAAAGCGCCTCTATTTTAGATTGCGTTTTGGGATGCTCAATTTTGCCGTATGCAATCCTGTATTTCTTTTCTGGCTTATTCAAAAGATCACTTTGCATAATCTGTGCCTTAATCTCATTCCAGCAAATCTTTGCCTGCTCGGTTTTAGTAGCCCCGATATATACCTCAGACATGTATTCATCGTTTGCCATTGCCTCATAAGAACCGACACAAGCCAAACTCTGCGTTTTGGTGTTTTTACGGCCGACCTGCCAATAGACCTTTTTAAATCTGCGATAGCCGGTATCCTTATGCACCCAGCCGTACACATTTCCAAAAATGAAAATCTGAATCGGTTCCGGCACAATATTTTCTCCTTGCAACGGCCCTTTCGTATGTTTGAATTGTGTCATCCAGTAAAGGAACCGGCGGGCTTTTTCATCATCAAACACATAAGGAAACTCCCTTGTGCCTTCCCGACTCACATCGTTTAAAAAACGCTCGCAGGCCCAAGCGTGTTTTTCACACGCCACAATCTCACCCGATATCACATCGCGCGAGTAATCAATAAGAAACTGTTTAATTGTCTTCATACGTTTTTAAACTCCTTTTCTGCAGCCGTTTTTTCCCGTTCTTCCTGTGTGCGGGTGATAGCAAGTTTTGCCCGGGCAGACGGTGTAAGGCCGAAGTCGTTTGCAGCTGATTTCATTTGATCGTAGAAATTCTTTTGCCGCTTTAACAGAGGATGTTCTTCACCAACTAATCTTACTGGCTGGCCGTCTTCATCCTGTCCTTCCGTATGGATCATGATTCCGTCTTTCTCAATCACTTTGGATATGGCAATATACTGAGAATAGGCATTGCAATAGGCGGCCAACATGCTGATGTCTGCCTCCGTAATGATCTCCACCTCAGATAATAAAGCAGAAACTCTTTTAAACTCTTTCTTTCCCTCTTTATCTAACCAAGACGGCGCTTTAATATTCTCGGACCGCATTTTCATCTTTTTTTCGTATTCAGCGCGGGCGGCCAGCTCTTCCGTATTCTTTTTATTGGGATTGCCTTGTATTAATTGAAGCGTCGCGGATTTTGCAGCTCTCGGCATGTTCTCACCTCATTTCTATCATTTTTTGCTTGTTTTTTTCTTAAACCGTGATACGATGAAATCAACAACAAAACCAGTCGTACCAAGCCCTCTCGGTGAATTTGCCGGGAGGGTATTTTGTTTTTCCGGAACTTTGAAAAGCGGTGTTTGTTTACAGAAGAGGGGGCGCCGTTCTCCAAACGTTTCCTTTCCAGAGATTTGGATAGGGGGGGAGGGTCACTTGCCCTTACCGCCATGAACCTTGTTATGACAGGCGTTACACAGGCTTACAAGGTTGTCCAAGTCTAATCTTTTCGCCCAATCTTCCTTTACTTCCACAATATGATGCACCATGTCAGCTGGAGTGAAGCAATGATCTTTCAAACAATGTTGACAAAGATAATTGTCTCTTATCAATGCAAGTTGTCTTGTTCGTTTCCAATCTGTTGATTTATAAAAACTTGTTATTGTTTTGTTTCTTGAATGTTTGTTGTAATGTTTTGTTTCTTCTTGTTGCTGTGTCTTGTGTGCGTCGCAGTACCGGCTACGGGTGAGGTTGGGGCACCCAGGTGCGGCGCATATTCTCATGGGCTTAAGGGGCATTCCTTTCACCTCGCTCAATTCCTGTTTAGATTCTCTTTCCATAACAACTTTGGTGCTAAAAATTCTCCGTTCCCATCTCTATCCTTAATTCCTAAACTCTCATAAGAATGATGCAATAATCCTTTCACCTTGCTGTATGGATGCACCTCGCTTATACGTGCAATACGTTCAACAGCTAATAGATTATGCATCCCATAGTCACCAAGATCCCCTAAAGCCTCTACAATATCAGCATCTTGCCAAGGGCAATCGGAGACACGCAATTGGTACAAACCCTTATGTACCATTGAGGTGGTTATATTATGCTTGATGGCAGTGTTATAAGCTATTAAGCGTAATTCCTCACCAAGTAGCATAGTGACCTCCTTTAAAAGTAAAACGCCTTCCCGAAAAACAGAAAGACGTTACTGATTTATTATATTATTCTCTTGATCAACCATCGGCTGCATGAGTATCTTTATTTGAGTGTTCACCTTTTCATATTCAGCAAACAGACGCTCTGCTTTTTTTAGTCTTTTTGCTTTTCCATATTGGTTTCTTATTGTTCTTATCCTCTTTTGAAGCGATCTAATAAGAGGCGTTGTCACAGAGCAAACCGTTTTATGTTGGCATGATGGGCATTGAATGAATCCAACCACGACACTGTTTTCTTTTTTATGCTCGAGTAACACGATGTGATGTTCATCTCCGCATTGTTCGCATTTACTAAAAGGTTTCATAATGTTCTCCTCCTTCCAAGCCATCTCTCAGATAGATGCCTGAACATATTCTTTCTAAACTGCCACCGTACTCAAGCCGTTAACCGCCAATTGTCTATCCTGAGATTTACCGGAAGCAGTTTACAGAGAATATAAAAAAGCATCATCCCGTAGAATGATGCCACCTGTCTAATGCCTATTCTTTAGATTCTTCTTTAGATTCTTCTTTAGATTCTTCTTTAAACTCTTCCATTACTTCGTCTAATAACAACTTAAAACCCCGCTGCCGTTGATAATATCTCTTATTTATAATTGTAAGAAACCACCACAATCCAACCATGAGAACAAGAGTAAACACGCTAAAATATATTAGTAACGAAGCTATTTTCTCCCCACCCTCAATAATAACATTAAGGATGTCTCCAAGATTTATCTTATTTTCTTTATCCTTTTGCAACATAGTGTTGGAAAAACTATTAAAGGTATTGAAATAGAAAGTAAACATAACAACAAAGATACTAATTATTCCGGCAGTAATTGATGTAAATATTGTAAAAGGAATAGTTTTAAGAGAGCTTAAATCGTTTGAAACACTAAGATTCATATTTAATCTATTAACCATCAGTTTCAATTGGTCTTTACTGTGATCTCTTTCTACTGCTTCTTTGAAAATCTGTTGAATGGTCATGTTTTCTTTGTAAGGTTTCCCGTATCTTTTTTCTAGGTATTTCCCTATTGCTTTTGCTTCCATCAAAGAATTGTTTTGCATCTTGTCACCTCAACCTTTTTTATCGGCAAAAGAGAGTGACAATGGAACCTTTTGAGAAATTTGTCGAACGATTTACCTCAAGCAGTTTACAGAGAACATAAAAAAGAGCCATATAGTTCAATGGCTCTTTCCTTCTGATTCTTCAATTTCAATATGTGCAATTTGCGTTGGATTAATAAGAACAGGCTCAACAAGATCAATCAAACGATTTTTCAAAACTCGTTTACCATCCACTTCATCATGCAAGTCGTCAATAAACTCTTCCACAGCTTCCATATTTTCAAAATCTGTTAATCTAAAACTATCTTTATTACTCATTGTTATAACTACGTTCATAAATTTCACCTCCACCTTATTATCGGTTAAGGACCATGATAAAGGAACCATTTGCAAAATTTGTCGAACGAAAGCGCTGTTCATAAATAGGTGGCAGTCGTAAGACAAAAAAGACAAGTTTAGATAGTCCGCTAATCCTTTAGATCCATTCTTAGTGAACATCAAACAAAACACGAATTAACAATATATACCAACATACAATTTACTGAATTAAAACTAAGGAGTGGTTATTTTGTACAATTGTTATTACGTCCCTATGTTAATGCCTAACTCTATTCCACCTCCCAACAATGAAAGAAGTACAGACTTTTCCAGACAGAGCAGAAGAGAAATTACAGTAGACATTAGACGAGCATCTCAGACTGATCTTGGAAACGAGTTTTTTTCTTATGAGTGGTCAAATTTTGTAGTAATCAATCCTAATGAATACCTTGTGTGTTTTCTTGAAGGACAGAACATCAATGTACTTAATGGTGGATTTGCCCCACGTGATTACGCTCCTATGTATGCGATGGAAAGCTTTCCGAGAAGAAGGAATCAATGGGTAATTACTGTTCATAACCCTACAGGTTCAGCCAGAGAATTGTCCCTTTATTTAATTGCAAAAACATAAGTGTGTGATTATTAAATCATTAAAGAAAGCATCCAGATAATTAAATCTGGATGCTCATTTCTTCCTATGCTTTTGGAATTCCAATATATCCTCTTTTATAAAAAGTCTGTCCCTCGGCATTTCTTTAACCGGTTCAAGTTGACCGGTTTTAATTAGCTGATTGAGATACTGACGAGTAAAACCCAATATCTCAACCGCTTCACTTGTATTAACGATCTCCTCATTCAAAAACTTTTTAATTGCATCTCGCTCTTTTAGGCTGTACACCAAGCTTCACCCTCTTCTTTCACGATATTTTTGATAAAGGGAAATTGTCTTTTCCACAATTGAAACAGTAAACAAAACAATTATGCATATATCTAAAGTTGTCTTTAACGGACTGGCTGCGACATGCTGCCGAATAAATAACATGTACCCTAAAGCAAGAAGGACAAAAATATCAGTGGACGTTCTGAGTTTTTCCATTGTTTGAAAGTGGCTGCTTTCGTATTTATATAATTATTTGTGTTATAATTTTACCGAGGGAGAAGCGCTACCTTCTCCCTCGGCTCAAAATCATGTGCGCTTTCTGCGAGGTCTGCGTCTTTTGATTTTGGGCTTTTTTGTTTTAAGCTTTTCTCTTATGATTAGGGCTTTTTCAATGATAGTTAGTGATGTAAGTATGATGCCCAGTATCAATGCTGTTTTAGCCACTTTCGTTCCCCCCTTTCTATACTTTAATTATATCTCATTACTTTACTCACGTCAAGTTAATTGTAGGTTTTTTTTCTTATTTTTTCATAATAAATCAGCCTATTCATGCTAAACAGAATAGGCTGTGTTCTGCTCTATTTTTCATTTTCAATCGAGAACGCTCAATGTTTTTCTGCACTGTTCCTTTCTTAATGTTCAGCATCTGGGCGATCTCTTCAAAAGACATGTTTTGCACCGTATGCATGAGGAAAATGTCCTTCTCTCTTTCAGTAAGGACAGCAAGGGCATCTGCAACTCTTTCTTTATCCCAGTCGCTTACCTCTCCTTCTGGCTCCTGATTGATCGCATATTCTTCTGGCATTGCATCAATGATTCGAGGATCAGTCAGAATCGTTCTTTGGTAAACGTCCCTTCTGTCAGCTCCCCGGCGGGCGCCCGGTTGTCTTCCGTTCTGCAGCCATTCGAGAGTGAATTCAATATCCCTGATCATACTGCCAATGATCTTCTTATCGTTCTTTTGTTCAGCTGTCATTTCAATTTCTGACGGTTCCGAGAATGCCCGGTACATCTTTCTCGCTTCTTTTAACGCTCTTTTATATTCAATGATTAAATCCTGCATTGTTTGTCATTCCTTTATTTTAAAGTGAATACGTATCTTTCCAGTTGTTATTTTTTTGTTCAGCAATATATTGGTGCCTAGATACCTCTGAAACTTTTAAGCTGAAGGTTTTAACCAAAAAACTTTTCAACTCATTAAAGAGCTCTTCTCTCCCGCAAAAGATATTTACAAGCTTTCCGTTTTTATAAGCGAATCCGTATTTCATCCTGAAACTCCCCTTCTTACTTTCTGCGTTTATAAGCGCCGCCTTTGCCGCGTCTGAGTGTTTGCATGTTAGTGTTCATCATTTGTTGCCAGAAACGATCTGAGCACTCCTGTTGCTTTTGTGATGTTTTTTTTTGGCTTGTTTCATGTCTCATCACTCCTTTCATCGCTAGTAATCGCGATAGACATCCGGTTAGTTGCGAAATAAAAAACGGACACCAAACAAACAGCGCTAATGCTGTAAGTTCAGTGTCCGCAGGCTTTCCGTCTTGGACTATTAATATTCTTTTATTTAAAATAAATTATAACTAATATCTTCAAGTTTTATATTTTTATATTCATCTTTAAATAATATTGTTAACTCAGTTAGCTTCACATCATTTTTTATCATTTTGGATACATCAGCAACGGTATAATTAGCCAAGGGATTAGGCAGTTGTGCAAATAAAATAGCAAGCTTATTTTTAGATTCTTCAAAATTCAATTGTCTACACATTAAATACCAAATTCCACATTTAATTTGAGTTCTTCTTATAAGAGCAATGAATTCAAAAGTATCCATATTTTCATATCCAACGCCCTTGATACCCTCATATATTACAAAATCTAAATACCAGTATAAAAACGCTAATATCCCACTGTCTTTATGCATCCCGCTTCCATCAAAATATGTCCTTGAATCTTGATAATCGAATAGCGCAAGAAATAGTTTTGAATTTCCATACTTTATATTTTGATTTATATTTTTTATTACTTGTTCAATATCTATTCTTTCCTCTAAATCATGTTGTGCTCTGATTATCGTCTCACTATTGATATAAAAAATCACATCATTCAAATAAGGAGCAACAAGGTTCTGGTACACTTCTTTTTCTAACTTTTTTTTTTCTCTCTGATGAGTAAATAAGTGTGATAACAGCTGCCCTAAAATTGCACCAAGAATTGCAGCTAGTAAAGGTATTAAATATTTAGTTTCCAAAATTTCAACCTTCCTTTGGTATATTATTCAACTAACATTTATGATTATACAATTAATACCAAAGAAAGACTTTAAGTTTTGCAAAAATTAATAATTAAATAGCGTCTGTTGAAAATAACTTTGTTCGGCAGCCACTGGATTCACCCATAGAACCTCTTCACGTTTTGCCCCTGCTTCAGCCGATACTTGCCGGACTTCTCTTTTCCAATGCTTGAGTCTGTCGTCATATACAGGATGAGCGTATCCAGATAGCAGAACCGGTCCAGGGTGTTTGTCCAAAGTCTCAAGCAACTCAACATGATCATCAATTGTCATTTCGTGCTTGTAATGCCGTTTTGTCCGTGTTTCGATGATATAAGGAGGATCAGCATAAACCAGAACCTCTTTCCGCCTATATCTTTCAAGCAGCTGGACAGCAGACTGATGCTCAATCTGAGCTTCTTTCAGTCGCTTTGCTACTAACAATACCTTTGCCGGCAGTTTGCTCCACTCTTTAGCCGTGTCAGGCCCGTTACTGCTGATTAGGCTCCGCCAGCCTGTCCGATCACTTGTTTTTGCTCCTATGGCCTGCCAGCAACGTATAAGAAAACGGCGGGCGTCCTCTAATTCATTGCCTGATTCAGAATCGTAGGAGGCGTAATACTCCTCACGAGATAATGGTGTCCATTCGATCAATCTTGAAAGCTCTTCCGGATGGTCTCGAATCACTTTGAATAGATTGACTACACTGCTATCCAGATCATTTATTGTTTCAATGATCGAAGGCTGCTTATTGAAAAACAATGCTCCGGATCCAAAGAAAGGTTCAACGTATGTTTTATGCTCTGGCATATGGCTAATGATCCAGTCTGTCATTGACCATTTGCTGCCCGGGTAGTGTAAAATTCTCGGAAATCCCATGCCTTAACCTCCTATTCCCAACCGACTGCAATTGCAAAGAATAAAACCAAAACCATAGCCCAAAGGAGCCAGCCATTTGTTTTGTCTTTCTTTACAATAATTGCATCATTTCCAACCATTTTCAGATCGTCTGACTTTGCCACGAGCACCGGTATGTAATCTGGATGCACTTTCAAATATTCCGCCGCCTGCTCAACTGTCATCGCTTCGTCTTTCGTGGCTTTGACTGCCCGCTGAAGCTCAACTTGTAAAGGTATCATTTCACATCACCGTCCAATTCATTTTGAGCAACTGTTATCGCGAAATTGAGATTGGTAATGATCTTCTCTAATGCCTGTTTGTATCGTTTCCTATCCCCGTTAAGATGCTGAATATCCTTTTGTGCTTGCCGGAATTGATGAACCGTTACTTCCTGCTGGCGCTTGTTTTCCTCAATGATTTCCTGCTGCTTAACTAACAGTTCAGCTTGCTCAATAAGCCAAACAATTTCCTGCTGAGGAATGTATGTCAGTTTTTTTAGACGTTCAATTCTCTCTTTCATGCCCGTTCCTCCCCCGCAGGGGAAAGCCCCTGCTATTTAAATTTGTGGCCGATCCTATAATCTAAACGAGACAGACCGCCCTTAATTGTTTGAATGATTGTTTCACCGTGTTCCGGGGCGTCCATTAAATGGGCTGTTCCATCGGTCCCATCTAAAACGATGATGCGGACTTTCCCCGGCTCAATGCTCTGCTGAATAGTTGTTTCATAGTTTTTTATTTCTGTTGGCTTGTTCACTCTGGCCGCCCCCTGTGCTATGATAGAAGTACCAGTTCATATCAGAGCATCGGGGCTACGGCTTCGGTGCTTTTTTGTGCTTAATAGGGTTCGTTTTTCCACTTTTCCATTGTGAAAGCTGGCGACGGCTTTAAATTCTCCCGGTAGATGATCGGATGCTTTTCGACATATGCCGATAATTCCTCCGGCGTCATCTTCCATTCTTTTACCGGACCCGGAGTGTAAGGATTAATGTTTTCTTGCATGGTAACGACCTCCTGAATTTTTTTCGACTCATCAAAGTGCAATCTCCGTTATGATGACTTCCACCCGCGGTTCTTCGCTATAAAACTTACTGACTTTCAGATCAACTACCTGACTATCATCCTTGTATATCAGATGGTTTAGTGCGTCTTTGACCCCCTTTACATAGTTGTCAACGTCCGGCTTCGTAATTGGGCGCAGAAGCCCCTTTTCCGCGCTTTCTTTTTTCTTTTTGGAGTTCGAAACTTTTTTAGGCATCGGTCTGAATACTCTGACATCCATTGCGACAGGACCAGTGATAACCTTCTTTGGTCGATGCTGTGACGCAACCAATGCAACATACTGTTTGAAATCCTTTGATTTTGCAGGATCATGCATTCTTACCTTGCCATTACGAACCGATCCCCGCGGCCGCCCTTGTGCAACCGGTTCGCCGTAAACTATAAACTGAATAAGACTCACTTGTCATTACCTCCCGTCAATCTGTTCCCATTGCTGAATCTGATTTTCCTTGTACGGTGCCGTAAGTATGATGGCTGGCAGCAGGATCACCGCTTTAAGCACTGCGCATCAGCTCCATTTGTTTGATCTTTTCCTCCAGTACCCGGATAGCTGGTGTAAGGTCTTGTCCGCCTGTTTGTTCAGAAGGGCCGAACATATACATTCCTTCGGATCCTTTAATGTTCGTTTTTTCATCCATTTCTCAACCCTGCCAATCTATGATTTAATAACAACTTGTCGCCTTCGATGATCACAATATAGTCAGAGCACATTTCATAAATCCGCGTTCCAAGTGCCTCGTCTATTTGTACGATTCGCTCAATATCCAACTCGCTTGATATCAGGATCGGCTTATGATTCAGATAGCGATAATTAATGACTGAATACATTTGCTCCAATTGCCATTCAGTTGCTCGTGGCTTACCGCCTACTGGCTTGAACAGGTCGTCTATGAAAAGCACATCGACTTCCTTCATCCGCTTGAGCTTTTCTTCCAGCTTGTCAAAGTCGTCTTTCAGATCGTTGAATCCTTCGACGTAAGGGAAATACTGAACCGGCACGTTATTCGACTTAATAAGTTTGTTTGCAACCGCTGTAAGTAAATGCGTCTTACCTGATCCCGGCTGCCCGAGCAAAGCCATACTGTTTTTCCGGCCGCCCCGTATATTTTCAAAATCCTTATAGTAGTCAACCGCACATTCATAGGCATCTGCTATCACATCTGGTTTACCTTCTTTAGTGAAATTCTTGAACTGCAACTTCTCAAATTCAGCAGTTATGTCACTTGAATTCATCAATTTACGGATACGCCTCCATTCAACGCATTTACACCGGACCCATACCTCGTAGCCGTCCCTGTCCTCCAGGTAACCCAGTTGATCCTTACAGGTAGGACAGTCATAGTCAGCCTTTTCTTTTGAGTCGCCCGACTTGGCCGCCGAAAATCGGGCTGACCGTTCCTGAAGCTCTTTCAGGATGGCCGCCATTGCTGCGTCCGTACTTTGCGTTTTGTGTATCCCCATGCTGTTTCTCCTTTCTCTTTTGCCTGAACGGGTTGGACAGGATCGCTTCAATATAGCCCAAGCCGACTGTATTCCCCTTATTTCGGAAAGCAAGCTTCATTGCCTCCATGACCTTCTCTTCGCCGTAGTCGTCCACCATATAGCCAATTCTCTGCGCTTCCATATGGCCGATGGTGCGGGCGACTTTATTTTCAAAGAGTTCAAAAGCGTTTTTCATTTTTGGATCAACCCCCTTCGTTTCTTGTGGTGCTGGTGCCGGTTCTGGAACTGGCTTTTCAGTCGGTTCCGGCTCGGATACAGGCGTTTCAAATGAGATCATCCTGTATTGCCCGGCCTTCCTTCCCTGCGGCTTGTATTCAATTCTTTTAAGATCAATCAGCATCTTTCTGTGTTTGATCAACGTGTTTTCGGAAATCTCAATCTTTGCTTGCAAAGTGGTATTGGAAGTAGTGAACCACTCCCGCCACCCTGCCTTATTGTTGATGTGCAAAAGATGAAACCATAATGCTTGAGTGGTAGCAGATAACGGATTCGTTTCCAGCCAATTCATGAAGCCGTTCATTTCTTTAAGATAATTCATGGCTCATCTACTTCCTTTCACACAGTGCAGTCAAAGCTTTGAAGTCTATTTCAACTAATCTCAAAGTCGGTTCGTTTCTCTTGAGATAGTCAGTAACATATCGGGTGTACAAGTCTTTTCGCATATCTCGTCGGACAGTCTTCACAAGCCAGAAATAACAATGAGGGATAGGGACTTTGATCATTGCCCTCTCCATCAACTAATCAACTCCGAAAAATGTATGATGCTGTTCAGTTGGTTTGTCACACGGCAATACTTGCATTTCCCACACCGCTCTGGCTTTTCCCCTCCGTGTTTCACTTGGAGAATGCGTTCTATCCGCTTTTCAATATCCTCAAGTTCTACTTCCATTCGGCCCTCGTCGATATTGATAACAGCTTTATCGGGTGGATCTTCTTTAGACACTCCCACTATCAGAGGCTCAAGCCATTCGTTGCGCCCGGTCATCCGTTTTTCAATTTCCGCGTAAAGCGCCATCTGAGCGATGTATCCGTATGCCTCAACAAAAGAGCAATATCCTATTTCCGGGTCCCATACCTTGTCACGTAACGAACGGGTTGTTTTCAAATCTACAAAACGGCCGCCTGCTGGGTTATATACATCTAGCTTGCCTTTCCATGGGACACCGAACAGTTCGGCTGTAACGATGACTTCCTTTTCTCCTGTTAGAACGAACATGCACAGTTCATCATTTTGTATGGATTCGATCATCAGGTCTGCCAATTGATACTGTTTGTATAGTTGGCCCTTTTGAGTAAAAAGCGAAGGCGTGTTCATCTTAAATTCATCAAAAGCTTGCTCACCTTCCAGCCATGCATGAACGTATTGACCGAAGAGAAGGGCTTCCGAAGTCGGCGGCGCCCATTCTCCGTTAATTTTGGCCATCGCAGCAGCCTCACACTGTAGGAAGCTTTTATATTGAGAGTTTGACATGTAGTGTCTATCAATCGCGTTAGAGTAATAGTTCTCCTTGTTCAGCGCTGGTATCCGCATTAGCAGGATCACCCGCCTCTTCTTTACTATCAGCAGGTTTGCCACCTTGCTCTTTCTGCTTTTTAAATTCTTCCTCGGCCTTGGATTTTGTCGCGCCTGAGGCTTTCACATTAAAGTAATCCTCTTTCTTTGCCATACCGTCACGCAAGGATGTATAAATACGCCCGATCTTCAAAAAGTCTTGTTCTGTAAAGGCATCAACGTTACTGCCGATGTACTCCTGAATCATTTCCTTAGTGATGCCAAATTCTTTTTTGAACAGAGAGAAAGCGCTTCTGAGTCGGTCTTCCAATGGTTCCTTATGGCCGCTGATCAATGTTTTTTGACACATATCAACTGCGGCATCTACAATGTCACCCGGTATCACCCCGAGAATACAAGCACGCACCCGGCGGGCTCCTTGATTGGCAACCATTTCGTAAATATCCCTTGGATCATTGAGCTTTGTAACGGCGCCCTTTGCTTTCCTTTCGTGTTTTACAGTAAAAATTTTGGTTTGCCGGGTATTCGTTTCAAGGTCCCAAGCATATGCCATAACAGAGGATTCTCCGGCCTTTTGTTCCAATTCCATGATTCCGTAGTCAATGTTCCCCCAGTTCTGCGCTAAAGCCTCAGCCAACCGGATAGATGGACCAGATACCTTCGATCCTCCCCGGGGATATTCATAAACCGCATTTTCAGCTAACAATCTCCGTTCACAAGCTTTTTTGATACGGTCAAATGCCGCATATACGTCCCGCGGGAATTTCTTTGCAATCACCATAGCCGCTTGTACTTCCTGAGCCTGACGGCTTACCATTGCTTCTGTAGTCACACTGGATGCCTGCTGAGGCGCTGGCATGTAATCTGAGTAATCTATCTGAGATAATCCATTCATTGTGCTGCTTCCACCTTTCTTTTGTAAGCTTCCGTCCCGAGACGCTGCCACTCCCTATAAGCATCCATAGAAGGGAAATGGAACTGTGGTTTTCCATTAGTCTTAAGAACAATCGAACCGCCTACCTGTCTTAAACGTTGCTGATCCTCTGCACGCTCACTGAATGCCACTTTTACTGCTTTAGCCATGTATAAAACCTCCATTGATTTTTATGAGGCGTTTTAGTATAATTAAGTAATCAATCAATTTCAAAACGCCTTACCAAGTCCACATTGCCGTGTGGGCTTTTTTATTGCTCATTTTTAAATTCAAAACCTAGATGCTCCTTTAGGTAACGTTCAAGGTTTTCCCTCAAGATGACTTCACCCTCAGCACTATCTATCACGTAATCATCAAAAGGCGTCACTTCATCCCCGAAAAAATCCTTTTGCGTTTCTGGCTCAGTCAGCCCGTCATGCCAGTTGTTCAGGATCATTGGATTTTCAATGTTCATCCCAGACACCTACTTATCACTGCCAAATTGATACCTCGCTGTTGCATTTTCATAGCTGTTTCATACAAACGCCCTTTATTAGCCAGCCGGCTGATATCCTCTGTAAGAACTTTGATACTTCCAGCGAGACTGATTGCCTCTTCATAATCACCATCACGCAATGCCTCTGACAGCATGATAGAAAGCTCTTCTGCTGATTTGATTTTTCTTTTAGCTGACTCCACATCTGACTTTAAAAACTGATTGGTTTTCATACTAAAACCGCCTGCCTTTCCTCTTGTTTAGACATTGCTACTTGATCCATCAACGCTTTACGCGTCCACCTGTCAGCCAGTTCTTGCATATTTAGCCCATGACTCCTTACTAACGAGTAAATCAAAGTTTTGTTTGCTGGAATTAGGTCAAATATCTGTTTTATATCCCCCAAGGGTAAATCCTCTGACCTTCCTGGTCGATCATTTGCTAGCCAACGGGATAAATGTTTTGTAGCTTGGATTGCTTCCTCAAGCTGATGAATCATATTGATAACCGCGTTACTTGCGCTCCTATTTAATGCCGGATCAATGGGTGCCGCGGCTGTTGGATGAAGCTTAAACAAGTAATGAACTAGATCAATATGTTCATAAGCTCCGCAAGCCTCAAACCATTTGATACACAATTCGGGTGTCAATACGGTCAAGCCGTTTTCGACGTCTGACACGTATCGCTGGTCTCTGCCCCCGAGTAGCCTCCCTAATTGAAATTGAGTAAGCCCGATTGCCTTTCTAACCTCTCGCATAATTTTTGGTAAATTATCGAGTTTATACGGGTTGTTCGACATATGTTCGCCTCCTGTTTCACGGGGAATTATTTGGTAAAATTTAAGTATTGAATGAACTAACTTACTTGCTGTTTTTTGAGCTTATTGATGATAAAAGCTTGTCCCTTTGAAGTAATACGCATTGTCAGCCAGGACTTCGGCGTCCCGTTTATTTGGCGCACCCCCTGTGCGATTTCAAAGTAACCACGCTCGATGTATTCCTGGTATGGCTCATTCTTGTTAGCCATGATCATCTTCCATTCGCGCAACTTCTGAAACAGCCGTTTCTCGCCAATAACAATGCCGTTCTTACAAGCAAGCTTTGCCAGTTCGCGAACAAGCAATGATTTTTCAGCCGCCATGCAACTCTGTGCAAAGTTGACTAATGGTTCCTGAATCTTCAAAGTTTGTTCAAGTTGCTCCCTTTCTTCCTGCTCGCTGATCCATCGCTTTGCCCGGCTGACTGGATCTTCGATCATGTAGGACGGCTGAGTCATTTTTTGCAACTCTGCTTCCATGCGGTTAAATTCTGCAATGTATCTTTCTTTGAACAACGCTGCCTTGGCGCCTGTGTAACCAAAAACCAGAAATGTGAGTCCGTCACGATTTATCAAATATTTTTTCAATACTCGCCCTGTTGGATCTTGATAATCACTCAACGAAAAATTTCGTTTAGTAAACTCTTTAGAGCAATTAAGTGTTTCAATACTTTTTATTACATCGGCGTGTCGTTTTCCGAATACCTCAGCCACTGTCAGGCTGTCTGTTACGGCTTGGTTGCCTTCAATAAAAACGAGCTGATTCACGCTGTAACCTCCTTGATATAAGCTGTGTTCCTTTTAATCCAGTCGAACACTTCGTCACGGGGATATCTTGCTTGAATCTCAGTGAATTTAGGGAAGTCCGGTCTGGCTGTGATTTTGGCGATCGTCGGCCTTTTTACTGAGAGAATTTCAGTTAAATGATTAACATTTAAAACAGGTGGATAGGCGTATTTTTTTCTTCCATCTTCTACGCCTTTTTCGTAAGCTGCCTGAAACAGCTTTTCCATTTGGTCTTTAAAAACTGTGGCTGTCATTTCATCAAAGGTAATAACTGCTTGTGGCATTTTTTAACCTCCTACGCTGTGTTTGACTCGCGTTCATTACTCGAAACGCGTAGTGTTTCATCAAAAAAAATAGCCCAATGAAAATCAAGAACCTGTGAAATAGCCTTCGCCGTTGGAACTCCTGCATTTCTTTCGCCTTGTTCAATGGAAGCGTAAGTTGTTCGGGCAATGCCAGCTTTATCAGCAACGCCTTTTTGTGTCAGGCCCTTTGATAATCGTTTATGTTTTAGCCAATCTCTCGCTTTGACAGGCATTTTTTCACCTCCATGACTCATTTCGTGTCGTTGAGTTAAATATACTACGCATTTCGAGTCCTGTAAACCCTTTTTTAAAAAATAATACTCTTTTCGAGTAATTTGTATATACTACGCTTATTGTGTAGTTATAATGTAGTTACTTCCACTAAATGCGAGAGGCGATAACTATGAATTTTTCATATAGACTAAAAAAACTCCGTGACGGAAAAAAAATGAATCAACAAGAAGTTGCTGATAATTTAGGAATTGCTCGAACAACCTATGCATCTTATGAACAAGGTAAAAGAGAACCTGATCACGAAATCCTTGTGAAAATTGCTAATTTCTTTGAAGTAACAGTTGATTATTTGCTGGGGCACCAGCTTAACAGCAAACCTGTTGTTCATGAAGAGAAAGCCCCTTACAAAATTACGGATGATCCAGACCTACAAATCGCCTTTAAAGATGCAACTGATTTTTCGGAAGAAGCGCGTAGACAGGCTATTGATTTTATCAATTACCTGAAAGAGAAAGAAAAAGCAAAAGGCCGTAAAAATATAAATACTGACAATGATTAACCGAATGATACAAATAATCATATAACAAGCACATTAATCTTTATTTATTATTATTGTTTTGTTTAGTTTAATTAATGCTGAACACTTCGCCTCAAAATTTGAGGTAAACTATTCAGTTGAAACAATTTCAACCTCAAAAATTGAGGTGATCCTTGAGATTAATTTTTCTTGCAACCGTAAATTTTGAGGTTAACTATTAAGGGTTTATCTATCGGAAAACAGTTAAAAAAAGTAAAAAATAGTTAATAGGTTTGGAGCTCTCTCTCAGCTTCTCCTAAGCCGAAAAAGACTTGAATTAACCCGAGTCCCTAAAGGGGCTTTTCTTTAATATTAAAAATAGAACGTATATTCTCATCATGGCGGTGTTTATTATGGCAATCGAGTTCTCTCACTTGGAAGATGAAGTGAAAAAGATTTATATAAAACTAAATATGCTTACTCCTGAAGTGATTGACTTGGAACGTATTGCAGCTGCATTCAAGATATGGATACATTACGAAAAAACCACGAGCAGCATTTTTTGTATAAATGGTCTTTATAGCATGGTGTTGGATTCAAGAACCTCTCGTCAACAGCAATGGGAGGACTTTGTACACGAGCTCGGGCATGTGATTAAACACTGCGGAAACCAATTCAACATGAATCGCATGTTTCGCCAGTTGCAAGAGTACTAGGCTAATAGTTTTATGTATCATTTTTGTGTACCTACTTTTATGCTCGAAAAGATTTCGTTGCCACGCATGCAGTCAGAGGCTATAAAGTTAATAGGTGATACCTTTAATGTGACATATCCTTTTGCTGTTAAGCGACTTGATATGTACACTAGAAAACAATTTTCCTTCATGTGGTATAGGCAGCTCTACAGTATCAATCAATAAATCGAAAAATACTTGGGTGGTGATCATATGGCGAGATTTGAAAAATACGAAACTAAAAAAGGCGAGCGTCACATGTTTATTATTGAAAACGGTGTTGATCCGCAGACTGGTAAACGCCAGAGAGTTGTTAGAAGAGGATTTAAAAAGCTTTCCGATGCAAAGAAAGCTGCTCTCGATCTCGAATACACATTGGGGAAAGCAAAACTTGATCTAAAAAACAATATTCTATTCAAAGATATGTCCGATGAATGGCTGACTGTCTACAGTAGCACAGATAAAAAAATCAGCACCATACGTGTGAGACGTCACGAAATTGGGCTTCTAAATCAATACTTCGGATTCTGTAAATTAAAGGACATCACTAAAAAGATGTATCAAGATGCTCTGACTGATATGAAAGTTGACAAACAGCTCAGTCAAAACACTATATCCGGAATACATGGCACAGCTCGTATGATATTTAAACGGGCACGGGCTCAGGATTTAATCTTTGTTGATCCAACTGAGTTCGCCTATTTACCAAAAGACAAAAAAACTGTTGAAGAGATTGAAAATGAGAAGATTGAGGATAAATACTTGGAGAAAACCGAACTGAAACATTTTTTACATACGGCATTAAATTCCAATTATGAATCTTATGCCATGTTGCACACTTTAGCTTGGACGGGACTGCGTGCTGGGGAACTTGCCGCGCTTAAATGGACTGATATAGACTTTGAAGAAAAAACAATCAAAATAACAAAAACATACTATAACGGAAATAACGTTACAAAAGACTATCAATTGCTTCCTCCTAAAACAAAGGGATCAATAAGAATCATTGATGTCGAAGACGAAGTCCTGCGCGTCCTTAAAAAACACAAAGTAAACCAAAACAAAGTCAAGATGCAAATAAAGCATGAATGGTACGATGAGAATTTTGTATTTGGTCGATTGAATGGTCCATATTGGGGTTACCCGCCGTTTATCAAAACTATTGAAAACCGTTTTAGAACGGTTCTAAAAAAATCAAACATAGACAAAAAGCTAACTCCTCATACCCTGCGGCATACTCATACTTCATTGCTCGCCGAAGCCGGCGTCGATTTACAAAGAATTATGGACCGGTTAGGACACACAGAAGATAAGACAACCACACAGGTTTATTTACACATTACAAAAGACAGAAAAAAAGAAGCCTCTCACAAGTTCGGTGAACTCATGAGAAGCCTCGAAAATTTATAA